ATATACAAGTCGCAGCGATTGTAATGGCTCAGAGTCGCGTGTAGAGAATGCCGGTGCGTAATCACCAGGCTTAATGGCAGATAATCCTCTCGCGTCAGACCACCATGGAGCGACCAGGGCGTCCGCGCCACTCAAGTCGCGCGTTGCTAAGAATGGCGCGTTATAAGCAACAGCCTCAAGTCTCTGTGTGTACATGTACAAATCGCGTGTAGGATTCGGTACACGCAGAAGAGCCGTCATGTTGGCTTGACCGATTGAATCAAACGGATCAAAAGAGTAATGCTGGATAACAGGGTATTGAAAATCAGAGATACGAAACCGATTTGCCTCAACTTTATCCAAATAGATATATTCCGCCATCACATACGTATCACCCATTGAGAAAGTAGTAGGCATAAGAAGATTAGGTATTACAGAAGCAACAACAGAATCGCCAGGATTTCCATTAAGCCCGTAGACGAGTTTACCAGCGGGATCTGTCTTGTAAAAGGGGCTACCAGATAAAGGATAATAGGCTGATCCTGCCACCGAGGCAGCAGGATCAAATGCCTGTTGCGCAGATGATACATAGAGCGAGTCCAAAGGAGCAAACGTTATCTTTAAGCGAATTAGATCTGCGCTAATCGCATCAATAGGTAAAACTGTCCCTGGATCACCGTTCGCAAACCAAAAGGGAAGAGGTGTAACAACCTGTGTCGGTGTACCCATAACCGATCCGAAACTCGAAACGCCGAATCCATTATCTTTCCGGCACAACAGAGTATTTACAGCAGTAACTTTCTCAAACGGAGTTCCAAATTCATCGAGAACTTCTAAGAGACGTCCATTCAATGTTTCGACAGTAGAACCTCCAATCTCAACTGTAGCTTCAGCCAATAAGGCGTGACCGAGACTGTTTGTCCAGCCGAATCTAGGACCGAGGAATCCCGGTGTCAAAGCCGCCGTAGCTTGTACAGTTGCAATATCCGGCATGGTAGTCACCAGGTAAAGCCGCGATAAGAGTTGCCCTTGCCTCGGTAAAGTTAATGTCGCCGAAGACCCAAACGTTGGACGTGTATCAAAATCCAGACGAACCCATGAAGTTGTAAAACGCCCAGCTTTTACAAATGCTTTTTTGAAGAAAGAAAGAGCGGGTTGTCCCCGCAAAGGTAAAAGTCGTTCATCTTGGATGCCCGTATGAACGATTTTTAAAAGAGCTGCCACCATACTATTCTATTGTTTGTACCTTTAGTCCTCGAACATACGATTTGCTATACCATTCTGGAAACGGAGCCAATTCAAACCGAGGCAAAAGACTTTGACTTCCCATTCGCCTCCGTAAGATCCTCCGGGTGGCTGAATATCCAGAATGAGCCGCAGGCTCTGGAGACGGCTGGCATTTATGGAACCCGAAGGTTGGTGAAGTTCGGCGGGGCGGCGCGCAAAAGAGTAGCCGTAGATAAATGAATTAAACGCAGTGTATCCGCCCCGATGGCTACCCGCAATTTGTTGTCTAAAATACTGTTCCTCGGCGCCAATGACATCAATCCCATCAGCCTGAATTTTTGCATAGGTCATTAATCCGGAGAGAGGATTGTATACAGAATCATATTCGCGTTCCAAGACTGCTGAGTAATTCGTCCATTCGTTGTTCTGTGATACTTCCTTCCGCCGAACGAACCAAATGATCTCTTCGATGGGATGATTGGCTTCGAGGGGAAGCTGTACGCGAATCGTGGAATCAGAACCTGTTTTGACAACAGCGTATTTAAGCGGTTCACTGAAAGAGAATATCTGTACTTCGCGGTGCATGATCTCAAAAGGTTGTCTATACATAGCTTCACGAACAGCCCCATCTAGAATGGCGCCGTAGGTGACCAGCCGGACACTTTCAAACATGGGTTCAGTCGGCGTTGCCACAATATCTATAATTTGGTCAAAGGGATATGATCGGTCGTAAACTGACACAGTTTGCCCGACAGGCACTGATGTACAGGAATCACGGTACCCCCTAGCTTGTCTCAAAACTTCAGCTAGTGGCTTGAACGTGATATGTATACGCACAGAGCCATCTCTACATGCCAAAAGAGGTAAGTATTCCTTGAGTCGCGTGCGCATGAAATAGAAGACAAGTGGACAGTGGATATAGCCATCTTCGGTTGGAAAGATTCGTGTAGGCGACCACGCTTTGAGTGAATCGATAGATGTGGCGCCGAGCCCGTCTACTGCCATCCCGATTTGCGTATTGAGATCCGGAAATAGACGTGAAACGACACTAATGAAGTCGCCGTCAATCTCTTCAATCGTATCACCGTCAATTTCGAGTTCAGCCTTCTGAATCAGAGCTGTTCCGATAGAATTTGCGTAGAACCATGCCGTCGTCGGGTCAACATATTCGTACAGTCCTGAGCTAAGTTGTAATTGCGTCGTTAAATTTAGCCAATGTGCGAGCTTTATCTGGAGAAATGCAGCATGTACAAGGTCACCCGATGTCTGTGTTTTGAGGTCAAAGGAGATGCGCTGACCGAAAGAGGCGGGACCACGATAGGGAAACTCTTGTATACAAGGTACAAAAGGTGTATAGCGTTTCTTGGCGCTGCGTGTAAACCAGGACACGGCAGGATCTACAGGAGAAAAAAAGGAATCTTGGTCATCACGATCGGTGAGGTCCAAGAGTGTTGTTATATCGCCGCGAGGTCGGCTCATCTTTATTACTTTTTACTATGGAGAGATTCTTTACATGCGGCGGCGCGTAGATTTTCTCTTCTTATTTCTGTTTCTGTTTTTTCTTGTTCGTTTACCAGCCTTTTGTGTAAACCCTGCTGGACCCCATTTACCCAACATTGTTTTTGTATATTCTAAGTCGGCAAGCAAAGCATTGTGTAAGTCTTTGATCATGAGTGGCATATTAATAGTGATTGAGGAGGGAGGATGAACAGCAATAACTCCGTTATAATTACAAGACCAAAGCATAGAATAAATAATAGCATCTATTTTTTCATGTGGATCAGATATCTTATTTACATAAATTTTTAAAAGCATTACACCCATTAAATCTGCAGCCGATTCAGCAAAGACTTGCTGCGACCAAGAAAATCTATGATTATTAGGATTTATTTTTTTTATTTTACCAGATATATTTTTAGCAGAATATTTATCACGTGTTATATGATATGCCTTTTTAAATTCATCTATATTTAAAGCAGCTATAATACGTGAGGTTGCAGCATCACCAAACCATAATTCACTAATATCTCTAATTATACCAAATCCAGATTTTGATATATCATGTCCCATCTCATGTCCCATAGTAGTTAGAAAAGTTGATTTATTATATTGTAAAAGAGAAACAAGTCCTCTTAAACTTATACCTGTATCCATAAAAGGTACTTCCATACCCTGACTAACAGCGTTTGGACTTGAGTTATTTGGTTTTAGATGATCAGTTTCACTAAAAAAACCCCCATTAAATAAAGTATAAAGTTTAGTAGTTTCATAAGTTTTCATACTTTCAGTAGCTTCGTTCCAATCTTCTCTTCTTGATACAACTGTAAGTTTACCATATTTTCCAGATTGGAGTGATTTATTATTACAGTTTATAAAAAATTTATTTCCAGATAACTCATCTAAATAAGTATGTGAATCTTCAGGATCAAGTTCTGTAAACACTTTTTTCCAATTATTTGAAATAAACTCTTGTACTTCTACTGCTTTGTCGATATAATCGTCTAGAGTTCTGCCATTAAAATAGATTGTTGTAAGTGCATAATATACCTTGAACAGTTCATATTTAGTTAAATCATACTCTACAGGAATATCTGTTTCTAATCTTATTAACATACACTCTTGGTTTTGCCTATAGTGCTCTTGAATTTTTTGTATTTCAGCTGGATCTGGATTTGCAAGTAATTTAGACGCCAATTCTTCTACACGGGGCATATTTTTAGATAAAATATCACTAAATAAAATAAGTTGCGTAGGATCTTGTTCATACGATGCAAAACTTCCATATGCTGAGCCAAATATTTCATTATGTCCTTTGTTTTTCATAGGCATTCTATAAGTATTTGTCCAATACTGGTTTGTGAGAGGATCTTTTCTTATGCGCGATGAATCTCCGTATTTAGAACAAGCTCCCATAAGAGATTGTATTGTATTATAAGGATCACCTTCTTTAAAGATGAATCTAAAATTATCTTTATCAGAAGTATCAATATTACTTATATTTAACATCTACTTTTGCGATATAAAAAAATTGAAACTTTTTTTGACAAATAGTAGGTAATCAAAATGACGATCACACTGCAGATTGGATTTAATTACACAAGAGAATTTGATGGCGAAACTCCGTTTCTCGAAGCGGTATCATCAACTCTCAAGCAAATGAATAATACGGAAAATCCAGAAGACTTTCTGTGTTATCTTCGGATTATTGGAACTGACCCCGATGGTAATAACACATCAAGTATTTCACAGTGCCATTGGAATCGTCCCATTAGGGAACTTGCAAAATATGGGCGAGTTCTTATTGTTTCAACTGTACGTGGGGGTTAGTTCCCAAACTTCAGACCACC